TCTGAGAATTTTCTGGCTACATAAACCAGACCTCCTATAGCGATAATAGATAAAGGATCAGCCATATTTAAAAATATATAATATTTTTAATTTAACAATATCTTTTTTTAAAAAGACCATTCTGCACTTGTGATCTCGTACTCGCTGGATCAATTTTTAAAGTTCTAAGTGGTTGACTACATCTCATATCCTGGATAGGGAAATAATTGCCTGAAGAATTATTTACATAAATTTTTCCAAATTGTGTTGTAGATTGCGGTCTTAATTCATCTGAAACCAAAACTAAATCGTTAGGAGAACCCTTACCAGCCTTATATGGAGCAGTACCCCAAATCATAGTATTGGGTCGGCAACAATAATTTAAACTACTCGGTTCTGGAGGAGCCATTACGACATCATTCGCACAATTAGGTGGAAGCACCTTGCAACTTTCGATTTGCTGAAGACCTGGTTGTAATAAATAAGCCATCACTTTATATTTAATATTATAAAATATAATTTATTTTTATTTTATTATGGATTATTTACACCAGGTCCGCCTCTAGTCATTCCCGTCCTCATATCACCATTTGGATCAAGACCCGCAAAAGCATCTAATTGTACACCTCTTGCGTTAGGATCACATATTGTGGGATCATCTTTGCACATTGGTCTATTTTTCTTTCCATAACACCATTCCGCGAATTCAGTTTGATTATTAGGAATTGTTGTTACTGGAGCAGAAACAAATTGTCGAGCACCAAATTGACGCTGATAACGGGGTAAAGAACTTCTTGAACGATCTGCATCAAATGGGATAGTATCATCTAAATACTTTTTAACTTCTTTTTCCACTGTTGGATAAAAACACGCCGGTGGGCGGTTTGGATCATCTTCGTAATCATTTAATAATACATTAGCCATTGGGTTATCGGGTGTGGGTAACTGACAAGAATTATTTGTCTGTTGTGATAACAATGGATAAGGAACATCGCTCTGAGTAATTGTATTGCTTTTATAAAGAATAAATAAAACACCAATTACCATAAGTGCTAACAAATACACTCTAACATCTCTCTTTATAAGATAAACTAAAGTAGACATATACAAAATAAAACGTGTACTAGAATTTACTCTTTCATCCGGACTTTGGCTACTTGTAGGCCAAAAATTCAATAATTTGTGAGTATTAAAAAGTTCAGCGGGATCTGAAAACCAAACGGTCATATTCTTATATTATATTAAACACTTAATTTTTTTCAAGTAAACCGCCTGTTCATTTACCACCTGCGGCACCACCCAACATTCCACCGAGTGAATTAAAAAGACCTGTAAGAGCAGTTGGGTCAATTTGACCGCTACCTTGCATATTTTCAGCACAGTCTGTTGCAACATTTTCAATCATACTCAGCGCTTCTTGTGGAATCATTGTAATAGTTGTACCCAAAATATAAAGCGTCTGGAGATACTGCCAAATAGCATCTTTTGTATTAGAAGAAAGTTCAGGTGTCCAATGTTTTTTTATATTCAAATCCTTGATAAAACCAGTTGTATCAAAATTTGAATCATCGAGGAAAAAATCCTCGTCCTTAGCCATCACCTTTTCCTGAAAAGGTGTAATAGTAGCCATATAAGATTCAACACATTTTCTAGGATTAGATTTTTTTACTAATTCAAAAGCTGTTTTGTATTTTTTCATAGCAGTTTCTTCTGGAAAAGTACTAATAAGTTCATCCAGAAACTGAATCATCATTTCGGTCCAAGCAGATACTGAAGTCATGTTTGTATATATATTTTTTTAGATCAAAATCTTTAATATGGTTCTGATAAAATTGTTTCTTTTGCTCCTAATCCGGAATGAACAATGAAATAAACCAACATTCCTATTAATAAAGCCGGTTTTGCATATTCACTATTTTCTGGTTTAGGTTCGTTATTCATTTTAGCCTTTACATAAATATATCCAATTGTTACACAAGCAGCGAAAACAGATGCGGAAAGGGGATCTTTAAGTGAGTCTGAAAGGTCCATTGATTGTTTATATTATAGTAAGAATTTTCTTTTTTACCGTTGTTCCGGTGCATCGTTAAAAAGAACATCGTCTTCTTCTTGTTTAACTGGTTGTGGCTGTGGTTTTTTAATAATATCTATATTTTTCATATCTGGTCCTGAAGTATGTTCTGCCGAATTATCAGATTCTAATTTATTAGTAGGAGGTGTTGTTTCTTCTCCCTCCGGTTCACCAGTCGATTCACCAACAGGTTCTCCCTCAGGTTCTCCCTCAGGTTCATAATCTGGTATACCATCTGGTTCATCATCTATCACATCAGGATCTTCGTCATCCTGTGGTAATTCGTTTGTGAAGTCTATACTTTCTTTTTTTGCTTCTTGTGAAATACATGATTTTAAAATTTCTTGAACCGGAATCATTTCTTTTACAGTACTTTCGATTGATTTTGATATCCGTTCAATAAGTTCAATATCTCTTTCCTGTTCTGTGTGTTCTTCGTGATAAATATAAGGATTTTTATATAAATCCTTGGATACATTAATAAAACACCCGTGAATAAAAACTTGATTTGTTGGTAATTTCAGTGATATCTTATTACTTGTACTATTCAGTCTTACAGATGATAAAATTTTCACAGAACTTACAAATACCGCAGCCAAAAGATCACTAAACCATGAGCAACTATTACACATAGCATCAGTATGTTGTTTAATCATGTGGTCATTCCAATTTACAACTTCTTTTAAAAATGTTTGAAATTGAATAAGTACTTTCTTTCCGCCAGATTTCTTATATGATTCCTTGTACATGTCTTCAAATGCCTCAATAATATGAGGACACATGACAAGGTATAACTGACCTAAATACTCCTTGCGCGCTTCAACTAAAATATTAAGATTACTGGGATCCATTTTAATATTATAGTTTATAAAAAACTTTATATAAATTCGCATTTACTTATATTTTGCAGCCATTTTTTTCAGATTTATAAGTGAAGCCAAAGACGAATCATCCTGTTGTGTATATTGTTCAGGTTCGCGTTGATGTTTTCGTTTATTGTGTTTATCCCAAGAAACGTATATATCAACCGTTGAAATTCTTGATACAATAAAATTTCCATTTTCAAATTGTCTCTGAATGTAATTACCCGCTTTTTGTAAATCATACGAAGGATAACCGGCAATCCATTTAGGAATTTGTAGAAAAATTTGTTTTTGTCCTAAATTAACAGCGTGTTTAATTTTTTTATTAAACTGTTCGTAAATTTTCTTATATGTTTCTTTTTTTATTTTTTTTCTATTATTTTCAAGTCTTTGAATGTCTTCTAAAGAAATCATTCTTATTATGTTTTAACAAGATTTCGTTTTTCAAATAAATCCTTGGCAGGTAGAAAATTTTCAGTAGGTGACAATTCGCCTGAGAAAGGTTTGATATGTGTCATTGTTTTCATTGGTTCTGTATTTGCCCGTAGAATACGGCCATCTTCCAAAATATCCGCATCTATACTAAAACCAAATGGAAAACCTGTTTTTGTAGTCATAAACATAAATGCACATTTAAATAGTTTGTCTCCTTTTTTATTTTTATATACTTGCATTCTGTTTGTTTCAACTACAGTATTACAAATACCAGTTTGTTCTTTTACTAAATTTGATAAATTAGTAACACATATATTTACTTCGTCTGGAGTAATGGCTTCATAACTAATTTTGTATTCTCTTGTGCTGACACCACTATCTACATTAATATTTATTTCTGAAACAGGAGTGCTATACCCCGCACCACCAAATACTTCGACAAAATTTTCACGCTTTCTTGTACATGTACATACGTATAATAATATTACAGCAAGTAAAATTATTAAAGTTTTATTTTTTATTCCAACCATTGTCTATTACTTATTGCGTTGAAAAAAATATAATTAAAAAAATATATAAATTATATAAGAGAAATGTCTGCTCTTCTGATATATAGTCCAAAGTGCCAACACTCTAATAAAATTATTGATTATATTTCTGAAAAACCTCAATTAGCGCAAATTATAAAATATCACAATATAAATCAATTGGGTATTCCAGCACAGTATAAAACTACACTCAAAAGTGTTCCTACTTTACTAACAAAAGATCAAAAAATTCTTGTTGGTAATGAAATAATACAATGGCTTCAGTCTCTTCTTCCATCAACTATAACAAATCTACCTCTGGGTGGTGCAAATGGATTAGCAATTTATTCACTAGAAGATGATTCTAGAGGCAATGAAAATTCATCATTATTTAGTCTTGATAATTATGGTCAATCCTTACAAGGAGCAATGACACCCGAATTAGAAGCTAAAATCTCTAAAAATGTTCAAGAAGCATACAACGAAGATAACTCTAGATAAAGATTTTGTTATTAATAGTATTAAATTAGATAAAATGTATCTAAAAACAATTCAAGCAAGTGCATTTAAAGCATGTTTTGAGGTTCTTAAAGACATTCTAAACGATGTAAATATAATTTTTACACCCGAAGGTATAAAAATTACTACATTAGATACCGCGCGTGCTGCATTGGTGGATGTATTTATGGTTGGTGAAAATTTCGAAGAATATGAATGTGTATCAAATGAAATCATTGCTGGAATAAATATAACAAATACATTTAAATTACTTAAACCAATAACTAATAATGACACACTTGCTATATCAATTACAGATAAGGAATATTTACATTTTAAAATCGAAAATGAAAGTAAAAAAACAAATACACAATTTAAATTAAAACTTTTAGATATCGACGAAGATCATATACAGATTCCAGATATTAAAACAGATGTAACTTCACTTTTACCTTCCATGGATTTTCAGAGAATTTGCAGAGATATGACAAATCTGGCTGGAGAAATTAGAATTGCAAGAGAAGATAATATTCTAAAATTTGATTGTGAAGGAGATTTTGCAAATCAAAAAACTGAAATAGAATGCGTCGATAATGAAGATTTTAAAGGTAATTTAAATGGTGTGTATTCACTTAAATATCTAAATCTTTTTACTAAGGCCACTGGAATGTGTTCAACAGTTCAAATAATGATGGAAAAAGATATGAGGTTTTTGATTTTAAAATATAATATTGCAAATTTAGGTGAACTAAAATTTTTTCTAGCGACTAAAGTAGATGATGAATATTAACATCTGAATTAAATGTTTTGGTTTGATTAATAATATTAGTTATATGAATTCTATCATAATCTGTATAAGTAAAAAGATCTTCAACTTTAATATCTTTTGTACATTTATGAAAATCTTTTTTAGGTCCTAGATATTTAATATATTTATTTGTAACATCTATATTAACTGTTTTATCATTAGAGTTTGTCAAACACACTTTGATGATTGGTAAATTAAATTTGGCACTTACATTTTCTTCAATTGGAATATAAGGTTTTGTATTAAGACAAGTATATTTTTTTCCTAAATAACAATATTTTATTTTGAATATAACATTGTAAACATGTTTTGGAACTTTTGTGATTTTTTTATCTTTGTAATTTTTTGAAATGTCAGTCCAATAATAGTGTTCATTACCTTTACCCTTCAATAGCCAATATTTTGATTCGTTTTTCCAAAATGAATTAAGTTTATTCTTACTACTTCCATCATGGATATATGTAAGATAAACTGAACAGATTCTGAATTTAAATGGATCAAACAAATAGTTATACCATTCAATAATTTTTAAAAATATATTCTTGATAAACATATTAAAAGAATATAACACTGTTTCTTTAATTATGGAAGGAACTTTTCTTGGAACATATGATAATAAAATTAATAAGTTAGATAACTTAATTAATCAATGTACAGATCCTATACAAAAGAAAAAATATGAAACTGAATTAAATGATTATATCTTAAAATGTATCCCGTATATAAATAAATATACTTCCTCAGAATCTGAACAAACTGAGGAAGTTGTTGATCCTATTTTCAATACTATTACTAAAAAGGGGATACAAAGAAGGGAAATTTATGAAGATTATATGAAAAATGTAGAAGATTATACAGGTTCTTTTAATAATCCTCAAAGAGGTTATAAATTCAAAAATCTATTTTTTACTGAATCATGTAAAAACTGCAATTCTAAAAATATGATACAAGATGATCAGGCCTCTCTATATATATGTACAGATTGCGGTGTGTGTGAAACATTCTTAGGTGAAGAACTTACCTATAAAGAAGAACAAGAATTAAACGAAAAAACAATAATAAATTGCGGATATAAAAAAGAAAATCATTTGAACGAATGGATTCTTCAATTTCAAGGACGAGAAACTACCAATATCCCCAACGAAGTACTTGACAAACTTAGAACAGAATTTAAAAAACAAAAAATAAAAAAAGTTCAAGAAATTACAAAAGAAAAAGTAAAACAATATTTAAAAAAATTAAAATTAACAAAATATTATGAACATAGTACACATATTACACACTTATTAAGCGGGATAAAACCACCGGAAATGTCTCAAGAACTCGAAGATAGATTAAGACATATGTTTAGAGAAATTCAAGACCCATTTGTAAAACATTGTCCAAAGGATAGAAATAATTTTTTAAGTTATTCTTATGTTCTTTATAAGTTTTGCGAACTTTTAGGAGAGGATCAGTATCTTCCATTTTTCCCTCTACTAAAATCAAAAGAAAAACTTAGACAGCAAGATGTTATATGGAAAAAAATTTGTAATGAGGTTAGATGGGAATATATATCAACTATTTAATTGTTAAGATTAACTATAGAATCCACAGCCAGTGCGGTTAGGGCCAATAAAATTACAATAAGAAGTAAACGTGATAGACTAAACACAAATTTATTTCCACCTTGATAATATTCCGACTGACCAATTGCTATTAATGCAGGAAAAACAGCCAATAACATTAAGACCCATATAACAATAAATGTTATAGATATACCTCTTGACTGTTTTTTTTTATTATCCTTATTCATTTTAATTATTATTATTATTATTAAAGAAAAAAATATTTATTTTAATAATAATGGAAAAAATTATAAAAGAATTAGAAAATGAAAAAATAGGTGAAAAATTTCACGATTTTGTTATCGATGACGCTATATTTTATATTAAAAAAGCAATAGAATGTATCGAACACGGTAAAAACGATCCTAAAAAATGGTATACTGAAAACATGGATATGGCGAAAACATTTATTCAGTTGTTTCCAGCAATTTATCAACTACAGCAAACTCACACGACTCCGCAGACAAGGGAAAATTAATTAAAAGTCCATTATTAATTCCTGTTAAATTTAAATAATTTAAAAGTTGTTGATTCATTGCCTGAGTTAAATTTTTAGTAGATTTAAGTTCAACTATAAGTTTATTTTCAATAATAAGATCTGCTCTCATATTTCCTATTGTATGACCTTCAAATACAATAGGTACTATACGTTCTGATTCATATTGAATATTATGTTTCCTTAAAATCACTTCCATCGCATTATGATATACTCTTTCACTATGACCTGAACCTAAAGTCTTATAAATTAAAATTGCAAAATCTTTTATTTGTGTATAATTCATATGTTCCTATAATTGTATCCCCAATTATCTCTAATTGGATTTACAATACCTCCATATCTCGTACGAACAATTGAAAATTGATTATTAACATATTTTTTCAATTCACTTACCTGATTTATACAGTCATCAACAGAAATATCATCAAGTACAAGTTGACGCAAAATATCTGAACTTGTAATTGTAAACATTCTCAAAATATTATAAATATCTCTGGATTTAAATGTTTTTTTTTCAATTTGTTGAAGACTCTTTTTCCAAGAATCCTCACTAATATTATTCATAAGGTAGTTAATTCTAAGTTCACGAAGGTTATGTTCGTTTACGTCTGGGTTTTCAATGTTTCTAAATTCCCAACGAAATTCATGATTTTCAATATGAGAAATTAATCTATGAATATCATAAATAATATTCTGATTATCAGTCAGATTTTCTGGGCGAGTTTGATGCATAGCCCTTCCGTAATATCCACGCCTAATTGGCATCGTTAAATTAAAAAATGCACTTATTTCATTGATATCCGGAAGTCCTCCACACGGAATATCACCTATATTTCTAATCATGCTAAAGGAACTATTGTCGGGTCTCTAATATTCATAAAAAGGTGGATTATGA